TCTAATTGATCTTTATCAAAATGCGTTCTAGAAGCTGTTTTTGCTTCACTAATAATTGCTGAACTTAGGTTTTCTGATAAACCTCTCATTTTAAGAAAAGAATTAAAAAACTGTAGCTCTTTTTGTAATTGTGAGCCTTTTTTGAAAGACTCTTTAATAATTTTAATAAATTTTCTTGATTTATCTATATCGTTTTCAATATATGACTCACATAGTGATGAAATCATTTGATCATATATAATGCCAATATTTCTTTTTTTATTATGAGTCTTCGCCATTATCATTACCTTTTGTTTCTCTATCCATAATTATATCATCATCAAGCTCAAATTCTTCATTGTTTTCTGTTATAAGGCTATTTTTCAATGATGAATTAATTCCTAGGTCAGATCCCATTTTATCTAATGTTTTTTCAAAGCCGTGAAATTTAGTAATTTGCCTATCAATAAAGTCATTCATTAAGTTAGTTTGAGGAAGAACACTGTCAGCCAAACTAAGCTTTCCTAAATTTCCTACTAGGGACTTTGCTGAAGGCGTTATGGGTAAACTTAGTTTGGCTGATGGGACTGTTACTGACGGGATTCCACTTTGCCCTTTGTTTTTAGCTTTCTTAACTCTTTTCTTGCCTCTTTTTCGAGCATTAGCATATTTTACACTATTATTGTTACTTCTTTTACCTTTGCCAACTTCTTCTAGCTCGTCGTCTTCGTTTAACTCGTCATCTTCTTCTAGAAGCTCATCATCGTCAATCATGTGCCCTGAGAAAAGGCCTCCGCCGCCACCTCCCGTATCTCCACCTGTATCACCGCCGCCACCAAAGAGCCCACCACCTGTGTCACCTCCGCCACCGCCAAAGAGATCACCTCCAGAGTCACCTCCGGCTTCACCCTCTTCACCTTCTACGTCTGCATCAGGCAGCCTTACGGCTTCTAACTCTAAGTCTTCTAGCTTATCTTCTTTTCTACTTGAAATAACAGACTCAATCTCGTCTTTACTTAAATCAAGAATGTGTGTTCTAATCCAGTTTCTATCAACAACACCTTCTGGAGCCTGAGCTGCAATTTCAAACTTTGTCCTAATAAGCTCAAGTTTTTGCTGCTGTGCAATAGAGGAAGGATTAGACAACCTTAACTCAAAGTCTAAAAGATCTTCTCCTGTGTATCCATGACAATATAGATGAATCATTGCTAGCTTATTAAGCTCTGAAAGGATGGTTTTTTGTATTCTTTGAATTGTTCTGCTAAAGCGAATATCTTCTTGGGCTAAGGTAGCCTTCGAACCGATGTCTTCGTCGTAACCTAAATAAGCCTTAGGGATCTTGAGAGCAGAAAAAAGCTTCTTTTGAATATATTCAACGTCTTCAATAGCAGTTGTATTGCTACCTCCTGCTAAAGAATCGATTCTTGTTCCGCTATCTCCGCCTCGGACAGGTAAAAAGTAGTCTTCATCAACTGAAAGTGGATTGTATCTTAAGTCTACTCTACCAGAAGTCTTATCAATAACAGCATTTCTTTTAAGAGATGTTTGTGCCTGCTCTAGATAATCAGCAACATTTTCAGGTGGAATGTTACCAACGTCAATATAAAATACTCGTCTTTCAGGTGAACGAATAATTCTATAGACAAGCATCGCATCTTCAATAAGAATAAGTTGTCGCCAGATTCTTCGAGCACCTTCAAGAACAGAAGATCCATAGGGAAGGAATGCATCGCTTCCTAAAAGTCTAAAATGTGATACCTGCCAGTTCTCTAAAACTCGGTTGCCTTGAGAAACCCATCTAAATCTAACGGCAGTCATTTCATCAGGGTCGAAACCTTCTTCTCTTTCAATCTCTGCTATCGGAATTGGAAAGGCATTAATTACACCATATTCAGGTGAAATGTCATTGAAAAGAAAAAAATCGCCATATTTACATAGGTTTCTAACCCACATCGATAAGTTAAATTCAATGTTTAGTGTATCATAGAAAAGATTTTCTAAAAGACCTTTAATTTTTCTATTCTCTGTAAAAATATGAAGAACTTTTCCTTCAGAATCAGCAGCTACACATTCTTCAGAGTAAATGTCCAATGCACTGCAGATCTCAGGTGTTGACTCCATTTCGCTAAAGTCAGAGTATCTTGCCATTCTATCGTAAGATCCGTAAGCGCTAATTGTACTATTATAAACATCACTATGCGCCTTCTTAAACATTTCTAAAGATGAAGGAGCAGAACTTCCTTTGAACTGCTTAACTTTTCTTTTTATTGTTGGACCAGACCTAAAGAGTGTCGTTAACTTTTTGAATAAATTTTCTTCTGCCATTAAAATAACCAATCAAATTCTGATTTTTTACCTACCAAACCTGTTCCATTAAGTTTTTGTTTAAGACCGTCTGTCATTACAATAGGAACGTTTGGATTAACTGATGTCATACTATTATTATAGAAAGGACTTATATTTGTTTCACTAATTTTATGAGAATTTCGATTCATTCCTTTAAGTAATGCTGCAGACATTTCGTTGTCATTCTTCGAATAACTGTCTGTCATTGTGTGTGCAATCCAAGCACCGATAGCTGATGACATTACTAAATCATCATTCTTGCCTTTCATTGCTTGAGGTTTATTGTTTTTATAGACAAAAGTTTTAAGCTCGTCATATAATCTAACAGACTTTATCTTAAGTCTTTTATTTCTTACTAAGTCTTCAAAGTTTGAAAGCATTTTAGGTCGAGTATCAGCACGTGTTATATAACCTGCTTTACCTATATTGTTCTTATCACCAAAAAGATACTTATTTTTTTCTTTTGTGCTTTCAAAATAAAGATTATGATATTCCATATCGCGAAGTTTCATTAAAACTGTATAACCATAAGCATTTTGCTCTGGGCATATTGTAGCTTTATTATACCTTCTTGCAATATCATATAAAAGAGAAGCAAAGTGGTCTGGAGGTATCTTGCTCTTAAATTCACAGTCTATAGTAAAGTCTTTACAGTTATAAACATGAAATGTTGAGTAGTCTCTACCATCTCCACGTGCAACATCAGCTGATATTAGATATTTTACTCCTTCTTTTGGATAGTCCCAATACCAAACTGCATTGTTAGGACCACTCATTTCAATCGGAGGAACTTGTTGCATTTTAAGTTCCATCATAAACTCGCTAGTAAAGAATGTTTCACCACTTGTCGCAAAGTCACAAAGAAGCTCTTGAGCTATCTGCCTTGCAGACATATTGTTGGTTTCTGTATCAAACCAATTCTGATCTCTTTCAGGGTGGACATCCCACATGAGCTTTATAGGATTAAACTTATTCTTTTTCTTTTCAGCTTGCGTATATAGTTGATAGTATTGACCGCCCATACCGTTAGGTGTGCTTAGTATAATTGCACGTCCACCGGTAGATAGTGTAGGATAAAGACCCATCCAAAGGTCGTCAAAGTTTCTAACAAAAGCTGCCTCATCCACGATAAGAAGAGAAAGTGCTTCAGAGCGTCCTGCATCTTCACTTGTTGGAACAGCTTTAATTTGTGATCCATTAGTAAATTCAACTTGTTGCTTATTATTTGCCGATATTTCTGGTAAAACTAACCAAGAAGGTAAACTCTTTATAGCAGTCTTTACTTTTCTAATAAAGTTTTGTGCAACTGCTAGCTTTGTTGCAATAATTAGTATATTTTTCTCTTTATAGAATATTGCTTGCCAAACAGAATATGCAGCAACAAGTGTTGATAAACCTAATTGTCTAGACTTAAGAATTATATTAAATCTATGATCATTAAAGTCTTTAACACAGACATCCTGAAACGGATACGTCTTAAAAGGTATTAAGCCTTTAACAGGATGCTGTATTTTTAGGTATTTGTTCATGAAATAAACTGGGTCTTTGCCACATTTGATTATTTCACTTATTTGATGCTGCTTTGACTTTGACATATTAACTTATTTCATATGATACAGACATTGAATACTTAACAACTCTTTTAGGAGTATAAGGATTTGTTGAAATAGTTTCAAAGAAGTCACTTTCGTTTAACTTGCTTGTCTTGAGAGTTCTATCACAACACT